CTAATAGAGGTAAGGTATTGCATGCCTCTAAATAAGAAAGGTAAAAAAATTAAAACATCCATGACTAAACGATATGGTAAAAAGAAAGGTGAGTCTATCTTTTATGCTATGGAGAATTCTGGTAAATTAAAAGGTGTTAAAAAGAAAACTTCCAGAAATAAATAAAAAAATTTTTCCGTATGATTTAGTTATTGCATATTGGGAAGATATTGTTGGATCATGTGAATGGTCTGATATACCAGATATAAAAAAATCAAAGACAGCTGTATGTTGTAGCTTTGGTTGGTTAGTAGAACAGAATAGTAAAACAACTGTTATTATGGCAGATTTTATATTTGAAGATAATGGAATGATAAAGCAGGGTGGTGGGCATACAGTAATCCCTACTAAAAATATAATTAAAATTAAGAAAATAAAAATATAGGAGACAGCAATGGAAACAAAATTTGATCCAAAAGCTAAAGTTAAACAAGGTCAGTTTAGTGATGCACCTGATGGGAAAAACCCAAACAGGGAACATACTAATATTGACTTTTCTCAACATGCACCTAAAAAATATCAGGAGTATGATTATGATCCAACTGTACCAACTAAATCTGGATCAGAGCATGTTCAAGATTCTTTGTTTAATATGGCAGATGAAAAAGACTATTAATGAGTCTTGGACCTAAAAGTAATTTTATACCTGTAGTATATGCAGGCACTAGAAAAAAGAAATATAATAAAAAAAGTAATAAGAAAAAAAAGAGGAGAAAACCCAAATGATGAAAAGATATATGCATGGAGAGTTAGCACCTGACACACCAAAAGCACCTAATGAGCCTATGGCAATAGATCCTAATGCTAAAGTAAAACAAGGAGCTACAAGTGGTGATGGTAATGATGCTAAAGGTAAATCTAAATCAAAAGTAGATCCAGCAATCTTTAGAATGGCTGAAGAAAGAGATTACTAATTTAGATGTACGAAGAAGATAAAAAAACTGATGGAGTCAGTGAATCTTCTCCTATCGTAGGACATATAAGAGAAAAGTTTCAACAAGCAGAAACATCAAGACTGTTTGATGAAAAGAGATGGTTAAAGGCTTATAGAAACTATAGAGGAGTTTATGGACCTGAGATGGCTTTTCGTTCAAATGAAAAGTCTAGAGTTTTTGTTAAAGTAACAAAGACTAAAGTACTAGCTGCGTTTGGACAAATCATAGAAGTATTATTTTCTTCTGGAAAATTTCCATTAGGAGTTGCTCCTACACCTGTGCCAGAAGATATTTCTGAATACGCACACATGAAACCAAAGCAACCTGAAGCACCACAACAACCACCAGATCCATATGGATTTAAAGGTGATGGTAGAGAAATACCACCAGGTGCTACAGCTGATATGTTAATGAAAAACTTAGCACAAGAATATCAGAATGTAGGTTTTGATGAAGGTCCAGCTAATGCTGGAGAACCACAAATAGAACCTGCAGCTATTGGTGCAAAGAACTTAGAAAAATTAATACATGATCAATTAGAAGAATCTACAGCTATTACAACTCTTAGACATGTATTTTTTGAAATGTGCCTATTAGGTACTGGTATATTAAAAGGCCCATTTAGTTTTGATAAAGAATATCATTCATTTGAAGAACATGATGACACATCTGTTTATATTAA